CATCTGGCATGAGAAAAGCAAGGCAAAAACTGCTGATAAATTGATACTCAATCGTGTCTACAATCAACTCTGTGGACTAAACATTAAAGAGATTTCTGTTACCCCTTCTGTTTGATTATGAAAACTTTCTTTGCTGGTTTGATTGTTGCTACTGTTGGTTTCAGTGGTGTTGCTAACATTCTGAATGTTGGTCTCAACATTGTACAAACTCATGCACAGCAACTTAATGCACAACTAGAACAAATTGAGTCCAATTAGTGTTAGCATGTGCCACTTGTACTAGTGTCACAAAACACTTGACAAATCCCTGAAAATGCCCTATAATACACTCATGCAAAAAACCAATTCCTTTTCCAAAGTTATCTACAACGTTGAAAATCCTAAGTGCGTTGTATTTGATCTTGATGCTACTTTGTGTCACCATGGTTCACAATCTGGGTTTGATGAGTGTGATCAATTCCCTGCTATTGATGCTGTTGTTGATGTTGCCAAGCACTGCAAATCTAAGGGTTTTGATCTAGTTGTTGCTACTGCCAGACCTGATACTTATGCAGAAGGAACTGCATACTGGTTGCAACAACATCTGCCAGAGTTTGATGCACTCTACATGATGAACGCAGAATCTAACTCTACTGGTTCACAGTGTAAGGGTCAACAACTCATGGACATTTGCAGGTTCTGGGATATTCAATTCTGGGTTGATGATTCTCCTTACAATGCTGCTGTAATTCGTGACCATGGTGTAGATTGTATTCGTCCATCACATAATGATGCTTTCTGGGCAGATTATGGTGATCAGTGATCCAATCATCAATCATTTCATGTTATCAAGAACCATCATGCTGATGTTGATAACAATGAACAACAAACTAATTGAAATAGACCAATGCAAGAATACTACCAAAACTTCTACAAAACTCTGGTTCTGAATGTTGCTACCATCTCCGCAATCATTGTGGGCATTGTATCATTTATGGTGCGGAGTTTCAATGAAAATGATGGCAAAGAAAAGGTCAAGAAGATAAGTCTAACTGTTCTTGCCTTCATTAACAAGATTGTTGCACAAATTACTGCAAATCTTGATACTGATGTGCCAGTTGTGAAAGTGGCACAAAAGCGCTTGCGAAAGTCCTGATTCTGTGCTACCATACATGTATGGAAAAACAAATGACTGACTTCCCCACTCTTCAATCTAAAGATGGCACCATGATTGTGTCATTTTATCCTGTCAAAGTTCCTTATGGTAATGTGTCTGAGAAGTGGACACTTAAGGTGCTAGAATGGCAAGGAATTGAGACAATCTCCAAGAAGTTCATTAACAACTTTGAGAAGAAAATGCAACTCCGTGACTATGCTGGACATGGTTACATTGTGACCAAAGATAACAGCAATCTTCCGCAACTGGGTAATCCTATGGCAGGTGCATGTTGATGGTTGATACTAACACTCAAATGATGATTGATGAAAGATTGAATAAGATTGTCAGGGACATTGAGAAGGCAATCTATGAATCAGAGATGGCAATAGGTGATAGCAACAAAGGTTATCCTTATGCTTCTGGGTATGCAAGATCTGCCCTAAAGTCTGTCCTTGATGATGTAAAGTTTCTGCAAACCTATTTGTGATGATGACTACAGAAGAATTGATTGATGGGTTCACTCAAGCACTGAACATCCTCCAAGAGTATAATGAAATGTGTTTCCACTTTTGGTGCGATGAACTGTTTGTGGGTGAGTATGAATGGAACTGGCAAAGTTTCACTGAGAGCAATCTCAAACTGATCAAGGACGATGTAATGTATTCTACTGAAGATTTGATGCTAGGATAAAGAGAAATTGTGACAGTCAAGGAAGTGGCACAAGCCCCCTTGATTTTTGCCCCAATCCATGCTATGCTTACAGCATGGAAAATCAAGAAAACAACCAAACCACTCAAATGACCAGCAACATTGTTATCACCATCTCTGATGATGTGCAGGCAAAAATTGATGAACTTAAGGAAGAAAACTTCTATGAGGGTGATATGATTGAGTTCATTCAGACCTATGGAAATGATGCTTTCCTTGAGTATTATGAGGAATATGTGCAATCTGGCGAAGACTATTCTTATGAGGCAGTTGATGCTTTTGTAGATGAGTTTGGTATTGAGTGCATTGCACATTTCACTGATGCCTATTATGGACAGTATGACAGTGAGGAACAATTTGCAGAGCAATTTGTTGGAGATTGCTATACCAGCAACCTGCAAGATCTGCCTGTTGTAATTGATTGGACTGCAACTTGGGAGACCAATCTTCGCTATGACTTCTCCTTTGTTGATGGTTTTGTCTTCAACAAAAACTACTGATTCACCTCTTTTTCTTAACACTTTTCACCCTTTAATTTCACTCATGACTGCTACTCTGAACCTGCCTAAAACTGCTGCCATGGTTATGCTCTCCAAGGCACAAGATGGCAACCAACTTCTCACTGTACTTGATGCAGTTGTTGATACTCAAGAGGATCAAGTTCCCATGGTTTCTGATGCCTACATCATGGAGAATGATTATGATGATGACTTTGATTTTTGATCACTAAGTATAGCAATGTGCCAGTCCAACAAACTGGCACAACCCCTATTGACTTTCCTGGTTTTATGTGCTATCATACATGTATGAAAAATCAAACCACACAAACCACCACTCAAACCTATAATGGTTGGGAAAATTATGAGACCTGGAATGTTAGTCTGTGGATGCAAAATAATCAGTTCTTGTATAACACTGCAGTTGCATGTGTAGAGTATGTTTCTGACAATGAAACTCCCTATGAAAAGTTCATCAGAAACATGCACAATGTTGATAAGTTCACCACAACTGATCATGTATATTGGGATGATGAATTGATCAACCAAGATGAGATCAATGAGATGATGATTGATATGCACAAAGAAGAAAACTGATCACCTTAACTAACAACAACAAATGACCATTAAGTACACTTTTGACATCAACACTAAGCAACCTGTGTATGCTATCTGTGAGAATGATGTTTGTATTTTGTTGACCACATCTATCACCACTGCTATTAACAAGATTCAAGGAAATGCTAAACAATTCTGAAATTACTGCACTCCTAAGTTTAATCGAATTCCATGATGATTGGGATGAGATTAGTGAAATGCTAGGATGCAACATTATGTCCCTTTATGATAAACTTCATGCACTCCAAGAGTATAATTGTCAAGGATAAAATGCAATTCCAAATTACACAAATTGAGTTTGATCTTTCCAATGATGGTGATGATATTCCTCCTGAACATGTAGATCTAGTTCAACAAGAATTGCAGGAGGAATACATAGGTCAAATTATCACTGCTGATGATGAAGATGATCTAGTAGATGAGGTCTCATGTATGTCTGGTTGGTGTATTAAATCCATTGATTATAGGCATGTGCTCAGTGACATTTAACCCATAAATGTTCATTCCGCACAATGTTAGGGAAATCAAATAAATGTATAAAAAAATATACATGAGTTTTCCACAGTTTGTGTTAAATCTGTGGAAAAAGTGTGTTAATTGTGTTATATCAGTGAAATGCCTGTAAATGTCTCATAGTCTAGTGATCTTGGCCCACATTGTATCACAAACCCTCAGAAAAGTCAAGCACCCCCAGACACACTCAGAACTGGCACATTGCCCCTTGACAGTATAAGTTTTCCACAGGGTCTCAGTATAAAACAGTGAGAACACAGTGCCCATCTACAGTTATACAAATCACAGTGTAATTTGCCTGTGGAAAACTATAAGAAAACTGTGGAAAACTTGTGGAAAAAGTATAACAAACCTGTGGAAAACTCAGTATAAAACAGTGATGAGATGTGTGGGTCTCAGTGTATAAGGCACTTGACAAAATGCAGTGAGTATGTTATAGTGAATTAGCAGGTATTTTGTGTTATTGTGTTACCTTTTGTGGGGTAATGCGAAAAAACAAGACTCCCCTAACCTACAAAACTTTGAAAACAAGAGAATTATTTCAAGTGCTAAAAAAAATTTTCTGGGGAAAAAAATCCCCTGTGAGGGTTTTGTATAATGATGTGTATGGCACAGAGACAATCCCCTTGGATGAGTTCAGTTATATTGGTATTTGCCTGTGGGAGGGATTAAATATACTTGGGTCCCATTATAAGAAAAAAATTTTCCAGGGTAAAAATGGTCTACAAGTTGATTGCAAGGGACAGGGTGTTTTGTGAGGGTACTCTGTCAGAATGTCAGAAATGTCTCACAGGTGTATCCCAGATGATTAGTGCAGGGTTTTCCACTGATTTTCAAGTAGAAGAATTTGAGATTATTGATCATGAAGAAACTATTTGAACATCAGTGGGGTGGTGAGGAGATGTGGTATCAGAAAGCAGAGAGGTGGGCAAATAATCAAAAGATTCCCATCAATCACATTGCTCTGGTAATCATTGCATGGTTGAAAGAAAAGTGGATTGCCTCTAAGATTGAAGCAGAGATGCAATCAGTAGATCAGCAAGCTCAGGAGATTGTGAAGCAATGGGAGAAGGATGAAGGGAATCCTTTTACAAACCCAGAAATTATTGTCACCCCATCAGAGGTAGAAGGATTAGATACTATAGAAATCAAGAGTCCTTGGTCCAGGGAATAAAGTTATTGTAGCGCCTTATCTCTTTCATTGACAGGGGATAAATAAGGTAGTATCATATGAAGTGATACGTACGTCATCACAAAATTGAACTAATCTTATGGCTAAAGGATTTACAGTAAAAGCAAAAGAACCAGAGCAGCAACCCCTTTTTGACATTGAGCGTTGTAAAGAAAGAATTAGGGGAAAGACAATTGTTTTCTGTTTGCCTGGTAGAGGAGTATCATATACATTTTTGAAGAACTTTGTACAACTGTGCTTTGATCTAGTACAGTCAGGTGCAAGTATTCAGATCTCACAAGACTATAGTTCCATGGTGAACTTTGCAAGGTGCAAGTGTCTTGGTGCAAATGTTCTTGCAGGTCCTGATCAGGTTCCCTGGCAGGGCAAACTACAATATGATTATCAACTATGGATTGATAGCGATATTGTATTCAATACTAATGCCTTCTGGGCAATCTTTGATATGGACAAAGATATTGCCTGTGGATGGTATGCTACAGAGGATGGTAGAACTACCTCAGTTGCACATTGGTTGGATGAGGACGACTTCAAGAATAATGGAGGCGTCATGAATCATGAGATGGTTGATACCATTGTTAATAGAAAGAAACCATTTACAGTTGACTATACTGGATTTGGTTGGGTACTGATCAAGAATGGAGTCTTTGAGCATCCTGAGATGAAGTATCCTTGGTTTGCACCTCAGATGCAAGTCTTTGATTCTGGTGAGGTTCAGGACATGTGTGGAGAAGATGTATCATTCTGCCTTGATGCTAAGCGCAAGTGTGGTTTTGATATTTGGTGTCATCCAGCAATTAGAGTTGGACATGAGAAAACAAGGGTAATCTGATGTCTAAGTATCGTATTCTGTATAAAGGTACTCCCTTACAGAAGCACAGGGATAAACCTCTACCTGATGAGTTGACGGAAGATCAGATGTTCAGTATTATGGATGATCTATCTGAGTCGTACTTTCAGGTAGGGAAACCTGATCCAGCAGATCTTAAAGTTGAAATTATTAAAGAGGAGAATTAATTATGGCAAAGCGTCCTTCACTGACTAACAAAGTTATTATTGAGTCTAAACCCAAGACGACTCGTCAAGGTAGTAGCAAGAATACAAAATATTCTGCAACTTCTCGTAATTCTGCTAAGAAGAAATATCGTGGTCAGGGTAAATAAATAATGTAGCAGAGATCACCTTATGTATTGTCTGGACTCAAAAGATGAGTGGGCAATTATCCATGAGGATGATCTCTGGGTCTATAATAAATTAATACTTGCAACTAAAAGCGGGCATCTCTGTGGACCTACAGGGGTGCCTGTTTCACGTCCAGGGTACTATGTGGTTAGACCTATGTTTAACCTGCTTGGAATGGGCAGACATGCAAGGATAGAGTGGATTAAAGATACTACTGATCACTTCCATCCATCAGAATTTTGGTGTAAGGTCTTTACTGGTGAGCATCTTAGTGTTGACTTTTACAATAAAGAGACTAAACTAGTAGTAAAAGGTCATAGGCATCCATCAGATCCACTCTACAAGTGGTTAAAATGGGAAAAAGTAGATAGAGAAGTAGAATTTCCATCTATTTTGAACAATTTAAAAGGAAATTATGAATGGATTAACTGTGAATTCATAGATGGAAAGTTAATTGAGGTTCATTTTAGACAAAATCCAGACTTTAGGTATGGAAATTCCTTTGCAATTCCTATTTGGAATGAAGAAACTCATAGGGACGTGGAGAATTATAGATATGTTGAGGATGGAGATTACTTAAGGAAAGGTTTTTACATTGATTAAGGGATAGGAACCCCTTAAAAAGTTCTAATTCACACTAGAATTAGCAAATTATGTCCAACTTACCTGTAGATAGAGACTCAAATTACATGTACAACATGTGGGGAACCACAAAATTGGTGACTGATTATGATCAACCACAAAAAATACTAAGAGAAATTGCCCACGAAGACACTATCATTGATCATCATTTAAAAGAACAGGCAGAAATGCATGAAAAAATTAGAAATGATGAGGACTATGATGATTGGGAGTATGGGACTGAACCAATTTATGGAAAACCCCAATAAATAAAAGTAAATATAGACTCACAAAGTGCCTTTAGAATCTGTCTCAAGGGGATTTAAAGATATCAGTCTGTCCTTTAAAAGGAATCCTGTTACTAATGATGTTATTTCACTGAGAAACGAGGATGCCATTAAAAGGTCAGTCATCAATCTAGTGAGAACTAGGATTGGTGAGAGGTTCTTTAATCCCCTTTTAGGTTCCAAGGTTGAAAATTATTTCTTTGAACTTGCTGATATTGGACTTGAAGAACCAATTAGAGATGAAATTAGAACTGTAATTAATAACTTTGAACCAAGAGTGAGATTGAGAAATGTTGATGTCTCACTTTTTCCAGAAGATAATGCTATGGATGTGAGTATTGTTTATGATATTGTTGGTCTAAGTGTACCACAGCAGGCAGTAAACTTCATATTACAACCAACCAGATACTAATGGCATTTACACAGTTCACTAATCTAGACTTTGATCAGATTAGAGCATCAATTAAAGATTACCTAAGAGCAAACTCAACCTTCAGTGACTTTGATTTTGAAGGTTCAAACTTCTCTATCTTAATTGATGTACTTGCCTATAACACTTATCTGACTGCATTTAACACCAATATGGTGGTGAATGAGTCCTTCATTGATAGTGCTACCCTCAGAGAGAATGTAACATCTCTTGCAAGGAATGTAGGGTATGTTCCACTATCAAGAAGAGCAGCAACATCTAGTATTACATTTTCAGTAACAGGATTAAATTCTACATATAAAACTGTTACATTAAAGAAAGGAATAGTCTGTACTGGAAATTTAGATAATACTAGTTACATTTTTTCAATACCAGAAGATATTACAATTCCAGTTTCTCAGGGAGAAGCATTGTTTGAAAATATAAAAATATATGAAGGAACTCTTCTTACAAAAACATTTACAGTAGATAACTCACAACCAAATCAAAAATATATTTTACCAAACTCATATATTGATACATCTACAATCAGGGTATCTGTAAAGGATACCCCAGAATCAACAACATCAAGAGAATATGTTGCAGTAGATAACATCCTAAATATTGATTCAAATTCAACCATTTTCCTCATCCAAGAAATATCAGATGAAAGATATGAACTATTCTTTGGTGATGGAATATTTGGTAAAAAATTACAAACTAATAATCAAATAGAAGCAACATACATCACCACAAATGGTCGTGATGGCAATGGAGCATCTGATTTTGTTTTTTCAGGTACTTTAGTATCAAATACCTCAGTAAATGTATCTACTAATGTTGGGGTAATACTTGGCACTCAGTCTGAAAATGGGGATAATATTCAATCAATTGAATCTATAAGATATTATGCCCCAAGAATGTATTCAACTCAGTATAGGGCAGTAACAGCATCTGATTATGAAGCAATTTTGCCTGCATTATATCCAAATATTGAATCAGTGACAGCATATGGTGGAGAAGAATTAAATCCCCCACAATATGGAAGAGTTTTTATTGCAGCAAAACCAAAAAATGCTGAATACTTATCTGAACAAACAAAAGAAAGTCTTTTATTAGATTTGAAAAAATATTCTATTGCTGGAATTGAACCAAGATTTGTTGATGTTAATGTTGTTTATGTTGAATTAAATTCAACAGTTTATTATAATTCAAATTTTGTAGGATCTCCTGAGAATTTAAAGACTCAAATTATAAATTCACTTAATACTTTTTCAGATTCAACAGACCTTAACAAATTTGGAGGAAGATTTAAATATAGCAAATCTCTTAGAATTATTGATAATGCAAGTGATTCTATTACATCAAATATTACTAAAGTTAGAATAAGAAGAAATGTTGGCGTTTTGCTAAATGAACCTACACAATATATTGTTTGTTATGAAAATAGGTTTGCAGTTTCCCCATCAGGGTATAATATAAGAAGTACAGGATTCTATATCACTGGATCTTCAAAAAGAGTTTACATATCAGATAAACCTAATTCAAATTTAACTTTAGGTAATTTATATCTATTCTCAGTTGATGGAGAATCAATAACTATAGAAAATCAAAGTATTGGAACTGTTGATTATATCACTGGAGAAATCAATATAGATAATATAAATGTATCTTCTACTGTTCTTCCAAATAACATTATAGAGATAGAGGCAACTCCATATTCTAATGATGTTATTGCCAAAAAATCAGTTTATTTAAAACTAGATATTGGCAAGAGCAATATAACCATGGTGAAAGATATAATTTCCTCTGGAGAAAACGCTTCTGGAAGCAGATTTACTCCAGAATCAAGTTACTTAACAACCGAGACTAAGATAAGAAGTTAAGATGGTAGAAAATCAAAAACTAGTAAAAATTAGTGATGTTGTAGAGAATCAAATCCCTGAATTTATTTTAGAGGATAATCCTAATTTTGCAGAATTTCTAAAGCAATATTATCTGTCTCAAGAATTTCAGGGAGCACCAACAAATCTCTCTGAGAATTTATCTTCTTATAAAAATTTCTCTTCCTTTGACTCAAACAACTTAATTGAGTCCACTACTCTATCTTCTGATATAGAATTTTTTGATGATGAGATTTATGTAGGATCTACACTGGGTTGGCCAAGTCAATATGGACTTTTAAAGATAAACAACGAGATTATTACATATACTGGAATAACTACAAATTCCTTTACTGGATGCATTAGGGGATTTAGTGGAGTAGATTCTCTCTCTCAAGAAAATAATCCAGAATTTTTATCATTTAGTACTACAGAATCAGATTCTCATATTTCTGGATCTATTGTTTACAATCTAAGCAATTTATTTTTAATTGAATTCTTTAAAAAACAAAAAACCCTTTATGCTCCAGGGTTTGAAAAAATTGATTTTGATGAAAAAATTAATCCTCAAAATTTCTTAAGTAAAGTAAGAACTTTTTATCAATCAAAAGGAACTGATGAAGCATATAAAATCCTATTCAAAGTTTTATATGGTGAAAATGTAAAAATTATCAGACCAAGAGAATATTGTTTTACCACATCTGATGATAAATGGGTTGTCACAGAAACTTTTATTTGTAGTTTAATAAGTGGAGATCCATTTAAAATTGAAGGTCAAACTTTATATCAACCAAGTGACCCATATAATAAATTAGTATCTGATGCAAATGGATCTATCTATGCAGTTGATTCATTTTTGTTGGAAGGAGAAATTTATTATAAAATAAGAATATTTTCAGGATATTCAAATAATTTAAATCCCAAAGGATCAATATCTGGAACCTTTGTTCCAACATTTAAAACATCTGTTGTTGAATATGTAAATTCTGGGTCAGATACTATTTTTGTAGATAGCACTGTTGGTTTTCCTAAGGAAGGTCTTCTTTATATTGGAGAAAACACATATTCTTATACAGATAAAACTAACAATCAATTTTTAAATGTAAAGTCTTTAAATGAAAATGTAATAACAGAAGATATAAACAGAAAATCTATAGTTTATTCAACTAATTATGTTGTTTCTTATGAAGATGGTAATTTAAACTCTCCAGTGTTAATGAGAGTGAATAATGTATTATCATCTGTAGAATCATTTGAAACATTATATGCAATAGATGGTGATCCAATTAAAATTGAAAATATTGGATACACAGATAATAATGTTTTTGTAAATTCCTTAAAGTTTAATTTACCAACTTCAATTTATGCTGGTAAAGCAGTAACTGAAATTACTGACGGAGTTAGATCTTTTGATAAACAAGGATTTTCAATTACTAATGGACTAGTTTTGTCCAAATATGATCATCTTCTTAGAGATGGGGATCTTGTTGATTTATATGTAAAGAACTTTGGAGAATATTCTTTATATTCTGAAAATCTCCAGGTAGTATCATACCTCTCAAAAGAATTTAGTGTACAAAAAGTTGATGATCCTACCATACTAGGAAAAGATATCCTGTTTAGAAGAAAACTCAAAAAAACTAAAGCAGTTTCTTTTACTAAATTATACAACAATATTCAAAATAAGTATACTGCCAATATTCAAGATGCTTATGCAGATTCAAATTATAATTATGTAACATCAAATGGTCTTCCAGATTATGAAGTCAATCCTTATGTAAAAGAATTTACATTTTCAGCATCTGAATTAAATGATAATACCTTAATTGGATCTCATAATTTCTATACTGGAGAATCTGTAAAAGTAGTTGGATATGCAGTTTCAGGGTCATTTAGCAATAGGGTGGGATTCTACACAGGAGACACTTATTATGTCTATAGAGTAAGTCCCAATGTCATTAGACTTTCTGAAACTAGAGAATCTGTTGGCATAACTTCCACTAATCTTATAGAAATTGACATTAACAATAATATTAGTGGAAAACTAGAAGACATAGTTTTAATAAGCTCTCCACTTTATGGAAATCAATTTTCAACTACAAAAACCTTCAAGAAAATACCAAAGGTTCCTCAGGTAAAAAAAGAAAAAGTTGCCACTAATCCAGGACCATTGGGCATCTTTGTAAATGGAATTGAAATTCAAAATTATAAATCTTTTGATAAAATTCATTATGGACAAATTGATACTGTTGATGTTTTAAATGGAGGATCTGAATACAGTCTTTTAACTCCACCACAATTTAGAATTTTTAATAA